GATTAGGATAGATTACTCAACTGAAAGAAATGCTTTCGGTCAGAGTGATTTCGTTATTATCAATATTTAAGATAGATGGCAAATAGAAAAATATCATACGCAACAAGAGACTATCAGGCAATAAGAACTGAATTACTCAATTATGTTAGGACTTATTACCCTGAACTCATACAAGATTTCAATGATGCATCGGTATTTTCAGTATTCTTGGACTTGAATGCTGCGGTTGCGGACAACTTAAATTATAACATTGATAGAAGTATACAAGAAACTGTACTTCAATATGCGCAACATTGATTTTGCCTCACCATACAATTCACAAGGTTTTCCAAACAGACTAAAGATACCAAACTTCAATGCAAACAACGTTCTTATAAATTATACAATAACAAAAAGAGAACTTGTTGTTAACGGTATTACTAAAGTATTCAAAAGAGTCATCACACCAAATGATGTTAAACCATTCTTTGAATTGTTTTTACCTGAAAAGAATGTACTTGGTATAACAAGTGTATTATTAAAAAATGGTACCGAATATACAAACGTACCTTCAGTTGCAGAATTTTTAGGAGCACAAAACAGATGGTATGAAGTAGACACATTAGCTGAGGATAGAATATTTGTTGAAGACCCTACAAAAGTTTCTGACCAACCAGGTATAAAAGTTGGTAGATACCTTCAAACTGCAAACCGTTTTATAAGTGAGTTTACTGCCGAAGGATTTAAAAAGATGACTTTTGGTGGAGGAACTAACACCGCCCAAGACGCATTGAATGAGTTTACAACTCTTGGTGTAACAGCAGATATCCAAAGATATTCAAATAACATATCGTTAGGTTCTACTTTATCACCTAACTCAACTTTGTTTATTCAATATAGAGTGGGTGGAGGTTTAGCGACTAACTTAGGTACAAATGTTATTAATCAAATTGGTACTGTTTCATTTTTTGTTAATGGACCATCTGAGTCTACAAACTCTGCGGTTGTTAATTCATTGAGGTGTACTAACGTGACTGCCGCAATTGGTGGAGCGGGGGTACCTTCAGTTGAAGAAGTAAGGAACTATGTTGCATATAACTTTGCGGCACAAAAAAGAGCAGTTACTATTAGAGATTACGAATCTTTAATTAGAACAATGCCGTCAGAATACGGAGCACCTGCCAAAGTATCGATTACAGAAAACGACAACAAGATTCTAATCCAATTATTATCTTACGATAGTGCAGGAAAATTAACTAATATGGTTTCTAACACTATTAGACAAAACGTTGCAACTTATCTATCTAACTATAGAATGATGAATGATTACATTTCTATCTTATCGGCGGAGGTAATCGACTTAAGTTTCGAGGTTTCAATTGTATTAAATTCGGCACAAAACTCAGGTCAAGTTATATCTTCTGTTGTAGATAGACTTGCCGCATATATGGACCCTCAGGTAAGAGAATTAGGTCAAAACGTAAATATTTCAGAAATCAGTAGTATCATTCAAAATGAAAATGGAGTACTATCTGTAACAGAAATCAAGGTTTTCAATAAAGTCGGAGGTCAATATTCTTCAGCAGAAACATCAATGTTGTATTTGGACCCTGAAACGAAAGAAATCCAACCTGTGGACAATACAATTTTTGCACAACCTTCACAAGTTTATCAAATAAGATACCCTGCTAAAGACATTAAAGTGTCTGTAAAGAACTTTGAGTCTACAACTTTTTCTTAATCAGTTTATTTAGATTCGATTTGACTTATTTTTAAGATGTGTAATTGTGTTCTTGGAAAATTACACTTAAACTATTTATTGCATAAAGAATTTAATGGGTCAATCCTACAGAATTAGAACAGAGTTAGGGGTTAACAAAACACTAAACGTACAATTAGACCAAGATTTTGAATTTTTAGAAATCTTGTCTCTAACTATACAACAAACAGATGTTTACACAAGAGCTTGTGCAGACTATGGAGTAATTGTTGGTAGAGTAACTGCAAACAACGGTCTTGGTTTACCAAATGCTAGAGTATCAGTATTCATACCAATTCAACAGATTGACGAATCTAACCCTGTAATTTCAAGTATATACCCTTATAAATCACCAACGGATAAAAATGAGGATGGTTATAGATACAACCTATTACCGTACGAAGCGTCTTATACTGGACACGCAGCTTCAGGAACACTACCAACAAGAGCAGATGCATTAACGGGGTCAACGGCAGTTGAAATCTACGACAAGTACTATAAATTTACATCTAAGACTAATGATAGTGGTGATTACATGATTATGGGTGTTCCTGTTGGAACACAACAATTAATTATGGATGTGGACCTATCAGACATAGGTGAATTCTCTTTAACCCCACAAGACCTAATAAGAGTTGGTCGAGCAACAGAAGGACAAGTTGCGGGTAACAGATTCAGAACATCTTCCGACTTAAATTCTTTACCTCAAATTGTAAACCTCACTAAAAGTATTGAGGTTTCACCTTTATGGGGGGACCCTGATGTTTGCCAAATAGCAATCAATAGGGCTGATTTTGATTTGAGAGATGATGCCAATATAGATATACAGCCAACCGCTGTCTTTATGGGTTCTTTGACTTCTACTCCTGACCAAATGAGAGTTAGAAGAAATGCTAGACCAAGAGACAACATGGGTAATCTTTGCCAACTTACAACAGGACCTGGTCAAATATTATCATTAAGACAAACCGTTCAACAAGATGAAGATGGAAATCCAATCCTTGAACAATATGATTTGGAGCAGGCAGGCAATGTGATTGATGGTAATGGTGTTTGGTTGACGGAGTTACCGATGAACTTGGATTACATTATCACAAACGAGTTCGGTGAAAGAGTTTTATCAAATGACCCGACAATTGGAATACCAACAAAAGGAAGATATAGATTTAAAATAAAATGGCAACAACCACCAACACTTACTGAACAAACTCGAAGACCATATTATTTGATACCTAATATCAAGGAGTATGGTTGGAATAGTACATTTCAAGACCCGAACATATCAACAAACGCCTATACCCCAACTCAAACTCAGACAGACAGACTTAATAGTACGTATTATTTTGGTTTGGATTGGTCAGGATATACACAAGGTTTTACGGGTCAAGAACAAATCGATAGATTGACCGAGGTTATCAATTGTGAAGACACGTTTTATGAATTTATTTTCAACAAAGTATATACGGTCTCTAGTTTTATCGATGAGTTTAAAAATGGTGCAAAAGGAAGATTTATTGGGATAAAAGAAATTGATAGTCAAGATTGTGAAAGTACGGTTAATAAATTTCCTGTGAATGAAGGTTTCAGGAATTTTGATTTACTTTATTTTCTTTTTGCATTGATAATTCAAGTTATACAATTGATTGGTATACCAATTTTGATTGTTTTTCACTTCCTTGTTTTTCTTTGGAACAATTTTTCAGTTCCTTTTTTGGTCCTAATAATTGCATATTTCTTTAGAGAATCAATTCAGAATTTCATTGCGGCTGGACTTAGTTTCCCTTCTTTAGGTTTAATTGCACCATTCATCATCAAAGGTGTGATAAACTTAATTATTGCAATTGTATTGATAAGAAATTTCAGAAAAGTTACAAGGTACAGATTTGGTAAAATTAAAATACCAATGATACAGTACCCTGATTGCCAAGCATGTGATTGTGAAGAAGAAAGCACAAGGGAAGATAACAATGTGAATGCGGTTAGTATTTTATCTCAGTTATCTAACTCAGGTTTATATTATGATAAACTTTTCGAAAGATTGAAGGGCCAAGGATTACCACAGGTTGAAAGTCCTGTTTCTGAAGATGATGCCGCAACATTGGCAACTATTTTTGGTCAAAGTATGGCAGGTCGTTCAGACGGTAATATAAACAACAGTGTTTACAAATGTATGGAATCTCAAGAACTTAGATTACCAGATACAACAAATAGATTAGGTGCACCAAAAAAGACATTCTCATTTTCAAAAAATTTACCTTACGGAGAAAGAATCAACATCTTTAACGGAAGGAAAAAATACTTTGATGGGGTAAATAAAATAAGTGTTAGTTTCGATTATCTTAATAATATAGGGAAAAACCACTTTGATAATACAATTACCGTCCTTACAAGTGAAAGATTGGCGACTGGTTCACTTTATACATTTGTAGACCCTCTAACCTCACAAGATGTTAATTTCAAATATAGTGCACAGACAGGAACAGAAGTAATTACAGGAATTAGTGGGACATCCAAACTTTCAACTTCAGGTAATGTAAATGTAACTTATTGTAATCCAAGTAACCAAACACAGGGACTTTCGATTCAGTACTTCCTCAATACAGGAACGACTGAAGATAATTACAAATTTCCAATGGACGTTGAATATTATCAAGTGTTAACCGCAATTACAATATCGGAAGCAATACAATATTGGAATACTTCAAATGATTCACTAATACCTGGAATTTTAAGTGGGTGTACAGGAATATATTATAATGTTAAAGATTTATTGGCTTGGGGTAATGAAAGTTTGTTACCTAATCAATGTTTATCACAAACATTTGGAGATTTTACATCCCAATACATAACAATATTCCAAAGAGGTGTGGACCCATATTCTCCAAGGTATTCAAATAGATATGGTATTGGTAAGATATTAGGTTTACCAAATGAGAATGACTTAATAATTACTGCATCAACAAGGTTGAACATACCAATTCAACCAATTAGTTCAGGGTTATCAGTTCAAAACCATAGAGTTCAAAATGATATTTTTTACCCTTCATATTTTTGGGAGGCAGGTAACGGGTTCTCAGCTTACACAACATCTAAAGTCGGATACTATAGTGCATTTGATGCTAATTTTACGAACTCCCGCGGCGCCTTTCTTGCACCAATTAATCGAAGAAATTTTGACGGATTAAATGGGGTTGTTACAGTAACAAGTAATGACTCATATTTGGCTTCACCATCATCGGCATACTACGATACATCCGAGGATTTATCGGGTGTTGCTTATTTTTATTCAGATACTGGTAATGGAAAAAAACCATCTAACGTAACCATTACTTATTACTCTCCGAGTTTATACGCATCATTTACAGGCAATCCTTTGAGTGTTAGCTCTAAGGTTAGAAATGTTATGAGAACAGATAGATTACCAAACTCTGATTTCTTGGATGGTAGTGGATGGAAAATAAATGAGAACGCAGCACTTTTACAACAAAACTTAGGTTTTGCAACATATCTTCTAAACACAGACACTGAAGATTTTACGTCAAGTAGATATGATACAGGTGCGGATATGGTAACACCTGACTTAGAAGGTCAATTGTATGAAAACGAAGTTCTAACTAGTTTGAACACGTGCTCTAACATGGTTGGTCTTAATTGTTATTCAGGTTTTGGTTCTACTTTTGGGGTTAATGTTACATGTAAAGAAACCGACCCTGTTCAGGATGGATGTTATGTGATGATGAGAAGACCATTACTTGATTTAGGTACAGATTTAAAAACTTGGTCAGAGTGGGGATTCAGATTCAGATTTTTCTATGGATTATGTAGAGGAGTATTATCACAAACGTTCACAAACAATTGGATTAATGGTACCCTATTTGCGTTCCCTATTCAAGTGGATACCTTTTACGATAAACAAAACAAACCAAAGTCACCAGTCTTCGCAAAAGAATTGGTGTATTTTGATTCAAAAACAAATAATTTCTATTACAGGAGTTCTCCGTGGCAGGGAAATACCTCTTCGGGTAATTTTATAGGTAGACCTCTTACGGGGCAACCTAGACCACTCCCATTACCACAGACACCAACAGTTCTTAGGTTACCGACTAACAAAAGAAACTTGTTGTTCCCAACGACAATTATCAACTTGGGTTATAAAGATTCTTTTTACCAAGAAATTATATTTGACC